ATTTACCCCTTGATAAACGGAAAGCACCATTATACATGGTTACATTTGCTGACGATAATAATCTCATGACCACTCCTCCACCTATCAATGACACATTTGATCCAGGTAAAAATAAGGTACCTGGATTTAATATAGGTGTAGGAGTATTGGCATACAAGTCATATGTTTTCATAACTTCAGTATCACATAAAAATATATCAGTAGGATCAGTATTGGCTGTTGCAAATGGTATTATTTGTATAGTAGTATCAGTATTGCTTACCATATTAAGACTAGCATCAAGTTCAAGATAATAACCAGAAGTTACTGAGGTATTGCAATCATCAAATGCTACAACATACCAATTAAAATCACCATTTTCTAATACTAATAAACTAGCATCTGTTGGTTGCCATTGAGCAGTACTATTTGCTACATATCCATCATTTTCATTAGAGGTACCTAAATAATATGGAAATATGCCTCCGCCACCGCTATAGACTTGATTTAGATACATGGGAGTTTGAAAATTCCCTGTACTTATGTTACCGATACTGTTTGCATTTACTGGTAAATTTAATGTGCTACCATCTGCAACCGCAAAAACATATCCACCTATATTTTGAGTTACGACAAAATTATTACCTAAATTATTAAATGTTATGGTATTGCTTTGTACTTGATTGCCTATGATACCACCATTACCTGTATTAGGATCATATGGTTGTATGTTAGCACCAGTCCAAGGAAATACATTGCTACTACCACTGCGCTTACCTGCTGTGTTATTTCTAGCAGTTACACTCCAATATAGATTGCCTGCAGGTAAATCATTTACATCTATGTTTACGCTTGTGATATTACCATTTGCTATGTCAGGACTTGGCGTGAATGGTACACCATCGCTTTGTTGTACCGTGCGATATAATAGATGTGTCAAGACATTACTATTGTTACCATAATTGAAGTCCATGTACAATACAAGACCTTGCTCTGGTACGCAACTCTCAACATTAAATCCTGTAACTAATGCATTACTATCCGTGAAACTTGTAACTACAGGATCGCATGGTGCGCTTATGATATTAGGATCTTTCAATCCTGTATTGAATGCGGGTATAAAATCGGCTACAGGATCATCAACATAAACTGTAGCATTATATTCGAATGCACGGAAACTTGCGAATAAGTTACCATTCATATCTTTTTCTTCTATGACTTCGCTGACACGGAAGAGTTTATCTGTCCAACCATATGTCTCATGTGTTATGCGAACCACATCGCCTGCTTCTACTTGTATGCCTGAATAATCAGTACGGAAACTAACGACAAGATCCTCACGGCTTTGATATATGCGTCTTGCTGCCAAATATTTTGCTTGTACTGCATTGTTTACCAATGGCAATGTGATGTTTAATCTATTGACTGCTTCATTTTGTGACAATAACGATGGATTAGTATCAAATAGATTGATGATCTGATAATCAGTCTGATCTTTCACATTTAAATTTGGATATGCGACTTCTGTTTGATTGTATGTTTCATTGAGATCGATAGGGCTTATCTCTATACCACCAACAAGATTGCTACTGTTTACTAAGAATAGATCATTTAATGTCTGTGCATTTGGTGTCTGAGTATATGCTTTGTTAAGCACTACTTTCCATTTGCCTTGTAACTCACTATATTGCAACCAACTATCGCAAGTGTCTACAAGATATTGTAGATTGGTCAAGCAATTTTGTGCTGTATCTAGTGGCCCATTGATGCGATATCTTGCTTGTGTAGGGCTTGGACCACCTGTTACTGTGATAGTTTGATCGCTATATGTATTGACATCATCTAAACTTGCAGTATCGATCTGTGCTAATGGTATAGCACAACCATAGCGTGTATTCATCATGTAATCTTTTAATGCAGTACCTGGTCTATAGATACCGCTAGCCGCAGTTTGTCCATTTTCAGTATTCTTGACTTGTGCAGTTAGTGAGCCTAGTCCTGTAGTACCTGCATCTGTGCTATAAACTACTTTGATTACTGCAAATGCGCAATTAGTCATTGCATATGTGCTAGTGCCCCAACCAGGAAACACATCATATGCGTTTTGTGTAGTGTTAGTACCGCTAGTAGCACCTGTGCTACCGTTCTTGTAAAGATATATGTTCAAGAATCCATTGACTCTTGTATCAGTCTGCGTTGGGCTGACATTATTATTGATCAATGCTGTGACTTTTGTAGTGCCACCTGATCCATCACTACCAAACTGTACTAATTTACCATCATAATAGATATCACCATAACTGATAGTACCATTATCAGTTACTTCTGATAACGCTACAACATAGTACATGGTCTTTTGATCTGGTGTCAGATACGCATCAATGATTGGTCCACCTGTGAATGCGCTACCATATACTACAGGTATCTTGTTGTCTGTTGCTGGCGGTAATTGTACGCGACCGCCACCATCACCACCTGCTTGTGCCTTTGCTATGGCTCTTTTAGCCAATAATCTACTGACGCCAATGCTAAATGCAGTGGTAACAACAAACTTGACTACGGCTGCTACTGTTACTTTTGCTATTGCGGCTGCGACAAATGCTACTACTGGTGCCATATCATTCCTCTGTGTTTATCCAACTCTCTGCTATCTTATCAAAACCAAATCTAGTGAACTCTATATCAAACATTGATTTGGCTGTGCTGATCGTATAAAAGTGTATACGCTTTTGTTTTTTCAATGTCTCACAATGTTCTTGGTATGATTTCAATAACATATAACCTGCTCTGGTATTTCTATATTCTTCATCGACATACCATAATAGTTCATTCATCAATAATGTCTTATCACTCCAAATATTTGGTGATATCAATGCCATCAATATACCTATAGGTTCATCGCTTTGTGCGATCAATACTAAACCGCCACCATTAATGGCAGTAACAAACATACTGTTTAGGTATTGATCATCTAATTCTACATCGAAGGTACCTATATCACCTAATTGATGTATCTTACGCACCATATGTATGAAATATGGTAGATCATGTTTATTTGCTAATCGTATGTTCATTTGTTTAATTCTCTTGCGTTTGATCGTTGCCACCGCCACCTGGACCATTGCCTGGGAAACCACCTCTTCCTGGTACTGTGACTTTGCCTTTTGGATCTTGTCCAAAGTCAAACTGCACGCCACTTATGCTATAGACATTATCCATGCTTGTGTCTGTGCTGTTAAAGAACTGCCAACTTTCCTTGTTTGTCTTTCTTCCTGCAATTCTATTTTCTAACACAGTCTTGTATGGGCTTGCGTTTATGCTGACTGTGAAATTATCATCTTGACCTTCACGATCTTCTGTGACAGCATATGTAGTAACGATGCCGCGAAATCTTTGATAGACAGGAGTTTCCAATACCATATTAGCATTATAAAAACCACGATATATCTCTAATTCGCTACCGCGTATCTTTGTAGCAAGCACAGTAAAGATATTATTACCATCGATACCACTGAGTGCTATAGTAGTATCGCCCTGTGCTACACGAATATTTCTAGCCTGCGTACCAACTTGTAATAGTCCTTGCAATGCGCTATATGTGTTACCTGCTATGACTTCATTTTTATAACTTGTACTTGCTGTAATGACTGTGACATTGCTAGCAGTACCATTACCTGTACCTGCACTATTTGCAGTAAAGTATGTACCAACTGCATTGCTATTGGCACCAATCGCAGTCCAGTTTGTGTTACCTGAAGTCTGTATGATGTAAGTAGTGTTGGCGGTAATGTTAGCCGCGACTGTTGGCGGATATTCATTGAATATCGTGAGTTTCACGAACTCTGCGCTATTGATCTGTGTAGCATTATTGCTTACTTGAGGTATAGTTTGCATTATGCTGTTCCTACCCATTCATATAATGTGAAATCATCATTGAATTCTATCAATGCATTGTTCAATGTAGTACTGCCACTTCTAGCATAGCCACCTGGTATCAATTTATATGTTGGCATGTTTGGACAAAACAGTTTGAAGTCACAACCATTACCTACTGTGATAGTACTATTGCTTACTGAACCTGTTATGATATTTGGTCTATTTGTAGTAACGGTGATATTAGTGCCACTACCGCGCAACACTTGCGTAGTGCTTGTGAATGGATAAGGATTATTACCTATCTGTATCAAATCATTTGGTTCAAACATTACTGTATTAGCACCGACTGTTGGTAGATTATCTAATACCAATTGATTTCCTACAAATGTATCGACTAATATGCCGCTCAATTGACCTGCAGTCAATTGACCTTGATATCTGAATATCCAACTCAAACAAGCATTATCGCTGAATGTGACTTCTTGTGGTGTATATCTGTCTATCGTATCTAATGCTTCTAATAGATCACGATTCTCATAATATTTTAAACTTGATGGCATAGTTATCACAAAACGCCATGGCTGTTTTGTTGGTGTGAGGCTAGTGCGAGGTATCTCGTTGCGTGTTACTTGCACGCCAACTACTTTTCTGCGATCTATAGTCATCGCACTTGCTTTG